CGCATCTCTTTGGTGAACATGTCACGATCAAGAGTGTTCTTTACCTGCGAGAAAAATTCTGCATCAAGGCAGAAGCCTAGTATTTGTTGGTCAAGCGATACGCTCTTCAAGATATTCGTCCCTTTCATCATCCGTCATGTTTTTCAAATCCTGTTGCAAAACAGCTAAGTGCGTCGGCACAAGAAAATACAGACGCCGCACCATGTCAAGCGCCTTGTCAGTGGCATCCTTGTCCAACGCGATATACACGCGCTCGTACTCTTGTAGCACCCGCACATGTTCCTGTAATAGATTTGTGCCAAGCAGAGCAAGTCCTGTAACTTTGTTGCTGATAGCACAGGCACTAGCACAATCTTCTACCACAAAAGCTGTGCCGTGATTGCCACACACAAAAGGAGTCTGTGACTTGCCGTAGCGATACCACTTTGGACGCACGTTGTTCAGCGCACGTCCCACTGCATCCACGACCTTTCTGCCATCCTTTACCATGTACACAACGCGGTGCCTCTGGAAGTCGTAACGAATGTCAACGCGACCTGACAGATAGGCGTCGTAAGAATTCATGCGCCGCACGTACATCTCTGCGTCACGATTGCGAGACAAACTGACAAACGTGTGGGGTGGCTGAAAATTTTTGTCAGCAACTTCCTCTGTCGGCTTTGCAAGTTTTCGTATGAGGGCGTGGGTTGCAAACTCTTTTGTCAGCTTGACGTTGGTCCGTCCCTTGACGTTACAGTCAGCGTGAAAACAGAACCACATGCGTTGCACACCATCGTCCGTAACACTGAACGTGTTGGACTTACCACACACAGGACAGTCGGATCGGTATTTTGTCAGCGGCTGTATGTCGAGTGACTCGACGTAAGTTGTCAGCCATTGTGGTGATTTTGTCACTTTTGTTCTCCTTAATTTTTGTCAACGTAACCCATACAGATATCTCTTGACAAGCAAAATTTTGTCGGCCACTATCACTTACCCCCCTACGGGATAAACCCTATGATAAAGAAAATACAAAAAATAAATCCCATTGCTAAATCCCTTCGGGATAATCTCTACAGAAAAAGAGTTATCCAAGACAAAAGAAAAAAGCAACGGGATAAGTTACACAAGAAGGAAATCCGTGATGGCAAGACCCCACAAGATTCGTGAAAATACAAAGACATACAACCTGTTGATGGCGCAGCGTCAGTATGATATTTTGTCAGCACATTCCCAGAATATGTCAAAGGCTGGACTAGAACAGGTCGCAGTTGCTGACCTAATTAGGGAAGCTATCGACATCTATATTGAAGCAATAGAAGACGAGGAGTATGAAGGTGAAGTCACAGGGAAAGATACGAGTGTTCAAAAATCGCAAGGGGGAGCCGCTACTGCCTCTTGTTGAAGAACGAATAAAGGGGCGATTTGAAGTTGTCGCCCCGCTGTCTTCTGTACGCATAGGAGAAACACGCAGAGATTTTGTCAAGTCAAAGGCTTGCGTTGACTATCCCAGATGGGTTGCAATTTTTGTCAGCAAAAGCGAGAGAGAATGTCAAAGGTGGCTTGACAGATATGAAAGGGTGGTGCTAAAACTGTGCATACCGTACGAAGTGCGTTAGGCATCGTTTGGTCTCCTTGGGAAGCAGGGCTGGTTTTCGGACTGGCCCTGTTTCTTTTTGTGTTGACAATCCTATTTGGTTACCTGTATGGGTAACTAACACAACGTCAAAAGAGGAGATTGACACATGGAAGTAATCGTAAAGGACGACGACCGCCGACAGCTTTTGAAAGCACACAATGATCTGCGTAACATGATCACTACGATCCACGAGACTAGTGACATGTGGTTGTCTGATGTAGGGAAGCTAGAACATCTGCAGCACATGCTACATCATGCGCTCAAGTTCACCCCGCCAGTTGACGAAGAAGGCAACAAGATGTGGTGGCGCGATTATGTGTACGAAGAAGAGGTGCCGATAGATGACTAGATTGTATCAACTGATTATGGACAGCACAAAGAATCCACTGTCCAACATTCCCGACGTAAACACCCGACACATGATCATGCAAGTTCTTGCGTGGATGTGGTGTATTGTGTTTGCATCATGGATGGGATCGATTGTTGTGTTTGGCATCAGTGCGCTTGTACACGCAATCTTGTTGGCTGGCATCTTTATCACAGTAACTGTGTTCGAGACTGCCAAGCGCAAGCCGCAGTATTTTGGTGGACTAGGCAGAGGCAACGGTGGCGAACATGACTGAAGTTACTTTAAAATTCACGACGAATAAACCTGACAATCCCTACATCCGTCTGCACATGATAATCGACTTGCTGGAAAACGTCCCCGACGACTACGTTGTGGACAAGGAGTGGATTGAGGCAGAGTTACGCGAAATATTCCAGATGTTCTATCACATAGGATGGGAGAAGTATGCTGATGGAAAACCATGTTGAATCTTGTCACTGCTGGCACTGTGGCGGCTACGGCAAGGTCTCGTACATATTTTATGGGGATATCGAAAAGTGGATGGAGTGTCCCGACTGTAAGGATGGTGACCTTTACCGCGCCAAGCTAACACAGACGACAGTGATCCGTGCTTTTCTTACACAGGCAAAACACGCACTAGAAGACATAGACCTGATGGACAGCGACCTCGATCAGATATACACAAAGATCGATCAGGTGGTTGCTGATGTTGAAAACTACGAGAAAAAGGTAGGCACAAGAGATGGGTAAAGTATCCGATTGGCTAATCGAAATGGAAGAAGACGCATCGTACATGACGCGCCAAGAATTCATCGACAAGCACGGTGAAACAGTGGCGGAGATGTACGACGAGTTGCAACTCAAGTGGCAGATAGACTATGCCGATCCGGGCGACGGCTTCACCCACCCAGATGATGTGGACTAAATAATGTCAGCTAAAATTGTCAGCCTAAATATTGTCAGACGAAATATTGTCAACAAAAGGCTCACAACATTGTCGCCCGACTACCCATGCGATAAGTGCGGTGAGCCAGCCATGACAAACGATTCGGGGCAGTTGCGCTGTCCGTCCTGTTGGTTGGAAGAAAAGGGAAGACAAATAAAACCTATTGACCCGGGCGGTTATTATCCGTAGCATTTGCCAACGATTAGGAAACACGACAAGGAACAAACGAAATGAAAAAACGAATCCACATAAACCAGCACGTTATCCGGGCCAACAAAAAGAATGGCACGCATAATCCGGTGATCACGGTTAAAACCAGCAAAAGAAACCATTACACATATGCCGCAGAAATCGACGGCTTGTCGCGTGTAGTCTACTCACCAAACAAGCCGCTTTCTTGTGGTGCGCGTGTGTGGATTGAAACCGACGCACCCGTCTGGCTGCATACTGGCGAGGTGATCACATGACAAAGCAAGCCACGCTAGTCGATCACGAAAGAATGATCTACAACATCATCAGCGTTTACCGTGACGCCGACGAAACGCAACACGCGGAAGGTTTGTTGTGGTATTCCGACGCACAAAAGGCGGCGCACAATATCGCGGTAAAATACGACGTGCCGGTTTATCTGGTGGTGGCGGTTATTGCCGCGCTTTCACCGAACAACAAATGGTCCCGAAATATTGTCAACGCCGATGCCTTGATTGGTGCATTTATCCGGGGCGATGGTCTCTTGTCGGTGAAGGTTTCGACCTATCACGCCATGAAGCGCAAGGCTTGGGATATCTTGGTGGCGCGTCCAGACTACGACGGCGCAAAAGCTATGCTGAAAGGCCAGAAAATCACGTCCTTCTTTTGTGACATCATGGGCGAGTTCAACGTGACAATCGACGGCCACGCAAGAAACATTGCTTATGGTGAGCGCGTCGGATTGACCGACGACCGGTCAAACATTGGCGTTCGTGAATACCGCGCTTTGCAGGCTGCTTACCAAGAAGCCGCACGCCGCGTCGGCCTCATGCCTTACCAGCTACAGGCAATCACTTGGCGCGTCTGGCGTGATCGGCACGGCATCAAATAATGTCAGCGCAAACGTCAAATAATGTCAGCGCAAACCTGTTTTTTTTGGGGATTGGTTGGGGGTTTCCTGCTAGTTGGTCGCCTTTCGGGGGCGGGACTGCCGGGCCAATCGGATCGATGGCGAGTCGCGGGGCCGATCGATCGCCGGCCGAAAAAAATTTCGGCGCGGGGCTTCAACTGGCGCAAATGCTGTGCCATGATTCAGGTGCTGGCAATCCTGCCAGCCAGAAAAGGAGAACAAGCTATGCTTGATTTAGTACCGACTAACAGCGCAATTCGCCCATCCGGCGATGGCTGGGAATACCGCCACAACGATATCGCCGACCTGTCCTTGTACGAGGAACACGGCCGGGTGAGTAAGGTTCCGATCGATGCCTTAACCAGCTATCCCGACCGGACTGTTCACGGTGAAGTTATCCGGGACATTATCACACCGACCCGGCTGAAAGGTTTTTCGGCACTCGTTAACGACGTGACCGGTGACCTGCTGCAGACCCGGCCAGTCGGTGATAGTTACAACCTTGTGCCGCATCACAAGCTATTCGAGGCCCAAGCCGAGAAACTGTCACAGGGTGATCTGCCGATCGAAGACGTGACGGTGACAGACCGGCTGCTGGATCACGGCTTGCGCGCTCATCGCACAATCCACTTCAACAACTTGTCTGCAACGATCGAGGGCATGGCCGATCGGGTTGTCTGCCGGATGGACGTGTTCAACTCTGTCGATATGTCGTGGAGCTTTCAAATATTCTCGGGTGCCTACCGCGACCTTTGCCGCAATACTTTGGTATTCGGTGGCGAGAAGGCATATCACCAGAAACGCAGACACACGAAAAATCTGTCTGTTGGTGCTTTGATCAGCAAGGCCGCAATGGGACTAGAATTCTGGCAGAACAACCGGGACCAGATGCAACTGTGGCGGGGCCGTGCCATGAACAGCCAGCAATTCGCCGCGCTACTGGCCGAGACCATTTGCAGGAAAAGGGACGCCGCTGCCGACGCAGGGCAGGGTGACGGCATCAACCGCCGCCTGATGAATTACCTGTTGCATCGGTTTGAAGAAGAAGAGCGCGAACTAGGCCGGTCTATGTGGGCTGGCTACAATGCGCTCACCCATTGGTCCACGCACACTGACACAGAGTGGACCGACAACGACGGCAAGACATGGCAGACGGGCAAGAAGACTGCACGGCCGCACATGGTTGCACGTCAGCGAGCCGACGCCGTTCGGACCGTGATCGAATCCCCACGATGGCAGGAAATGGAAGGGGTTTAAATGGAAGCCTTCATTACTACCGTGTGGAAACTATGCTGGATTGTGGTCCTTTTGATCATCATTTCGGCAATTCTCTAGAAAGAAAGGAACAAACGAAATGCGTATCCCTAAAACACTTTTGAACGATGTTCGCAAGTTGGCCGACCGCTTCGAGCAGGTGGTCCGTCACGACGAGCGCAAGCGGTTGCTTGCTAAGTTTCGGGCTGAATCCGAGGCCAAGCCAGTCGCTAAGCCGTTGTATCCCGTGACCGGGCTGCACGGTGAGCCGCTGCAGGAAGCCGCACCCGTGCCGGTTAAGACTGTGGCCCACAATGTCGATATTGGCCCGGGCCATCATCGGCTGCTGGCCGAACTGGCGAAAGGTTATCAGGCCGCGCCCACGATGGCCGGGAACCTCGGATTTACCCGTCTGACTGTGGTCCGGTATCTGTCCGACCTTCGCAAGGCAGGCTATCCGATCAAGGCAAAAAGCACGGGCCGTCGGGCTGCTGGCCGGTACCAGAAGATTTACCGGCTTGACCAGACCGGCTGATCTGTGGCTATAATCCGGGGCGGTCCAGATCGGGCCGCCTCGAACTTTTGGAAAAGGACCAAACCAATGCAAAGCACGATCAAAACAGAACTGACCTCGAACGAAGCCGCCGACGTTTTTGCCATCACTGAACACGAGCTAAAAGTCTTGCGGTATCACCTCGACGCCATCAACAACCAGATCAGAGGGCTTGAGGCATTCATGGACTCGATGGGCTTCACCAGCTGGATCGGCAGCAACTCGCCGCGTTCTATCAAGACGGCAGAATTTACGGTGAAGACCGACTAACCAATCCAACAGTTTCCTCCCCAACTCCCCCGGCCTAGTGTCGGGGGTTTTTTTGTGGGCATGACCCACAATAATAGCTTGGCGGTTGTACTGGCGGGA